AAAACTAAAACTTGTTTATCAGAAGCTCTTTTTGATTTAGATATAATATCCAATTGATTTTTTACTTCATTAAGTTTAATCTTAATAACGTTATTTGGTATTTTTTTAGATATATCAACCAATGACTTTTTTATTCTTACTGCTTCTTTATTTACATATTCTGTTAATGTGCTTGTTGAATTAACATTGTTAATTAATTGTCTCAAAGCTTTTCTTTGATGTTCATTTAATTTAGTGGAATACTTTTCATTAAACTTATCAATCAATATTTTATACGAAAGAAGTCTTACATCTTTATTTTGAGTTTTGTACTTTTCAACCAAAGTCTTTTTTGTTTCAGGGGTAACTTTGTTTGATGTAATGTGCTCAACAATTGTAAAATGATAATCAACTAATGATTTTGGCTTCATACTTTGATTTTCAAATAAAGTACAAATAGATGCACACGTTTTATAGTTATCTATTTTATTTTTGAAAAATGAAATTAAATCATAGTGTCTTTTTATTTCACGTATAAGATTATACTTTTGTCTTTTAAGAACAGCGTTATTTAATCTTGCCCTTTCATTAAGTACAGCATCTATTAGTTTAGTAGCACGTGATTCTTGTGAAAACTTTTCAGTCATCAAAGATGTATATAGTTGAAGTTCTCTTGATAATTCTTTATTTGTTCTAAAAAACTCTTTCATTATTTTTAGAGCTGGAGAACTATCTATACCATTAACTGTATCGCTTGCAACTTGTCTTACAAGTAACTCAAACAATATACCAGTATTTTTATATTTACTATGTTTTTTATTTTTCACAAATTTTCCCCTATAATATACTATTTATAAATATCAATGTAAAAAGTATTATTTTAGTTTTTCATCATCTAGTATATTATCTTCGCTTAATAATGATGAATTTAATTTTGTTTCCTTTAATGAACTTAATGTTTCAGCAACTATTGAGCTATGAGACATTGAATTTTCAGTTGTTCTTCTATCTCTATTTTTATAATCACTATGTAAAGTTTCCTTTCCTAATGGGTCTCGGCCTCTTGCAGAATTAGCAGTTCCTGGTTTAGTTGCCTCCTTTGGTCTTCCACCTAAATCCTTTTCACTTTCTGATACCTCTCCTCCTGCAGCAGCTGCCGCTGCCTGTTCACCTGCCATTGCAGCCAATGTATGGGCAGTTCCCAATGCTACTTGAGTCTTAAATGGATCATTACCTTCCATCTTAATTTGTTCAGCCCTAAACTCTTGCTTAAAGTCATTTACAACACCTTCAGTTTCTTTTGATATATCTTCAGGTGTAAACTTAAATATATTTTCCATTATCCAATTTGATGAAATCATATTTAAGTCTTTCATATCTCTTGCTAAACTAACCTTACTACTCCAAAGTTCAATCTTTTCAACCTCTGCAATTGTTGATGCATTTGTTAATCCTAATTTGAAATCAACCAATTGTTCATTATCATAGCCTTGACTGTATAAATGAACAACTGCAATTTTTGTAAGTTCACTAATAACAATTTTTTGTAATCTTTCAATTGTTCTAGAAAACCTAACGTCCATTGCTGCCAATGTAGCTTTACCTTCAACGGCTTCTTCATATCCTAAAAATGCTTTAGGTACATGTAGTGCAGCCATCATTTTATTTCTAAGATATTCAATATCCTCAATTCCAGTAAACTCCATTCCAGCCAATGAATCTATTTCAGTACCACTTTGTCCACCTCTA